TTAGGCCGGACAATGCGGCCATGCTACGTGATCGATGTCGGCCACGGATTCGGGCATGTCCCGCAGTTGCTTGCGATAGGCCTGCCAAGCCACGCGCTGCTCGGCATTGTACGGCGCGTCCGGCAGCTGGGTCTTGTCGGAGGCCGCCAGCAGGCGGTCGCGCTCAACGCGCAGTTGCGCCAGCTTGGCCTCGCGAATCAAGCGGCCTGCGGTAGCCGCGTCGACGCCCAGTTCGGCCAGTTGGTCGGCGGGCACATTGATCATGCCGTTAGGCAGTTTGGCAATCATCAGCATCGGAGTCTCCTGGAGTTAAGCGATCGGCGCGTCGACGAAAGCGTTCAGGGTTTGCGGCGGCGCGACGCGGCTAGCCAGTGCAATAGGGCTGGCTACCCAGCGGGTATTGACATGTTCATAACGCGCCAACTCCCTCTCCTCCCCTTTCCCATCATGAAAGCCAAAGTCCAGCGGCAGATTGGAAATCACACGATAGTTCAAACCGCCGCCACGCAGATAGGCTCCGCTCAACACCATATTGCAGGCGGCCAGAGTTCCCTCCGGGATGCTGTTGTACGCCGGCTTGTTCACATCAATCCGATATTGCTTGCAATACATCGCATGGGCGACATGCGACACCGTCGGATTATAGGTTTCGTTGAAGCGCTTGATTTCGAGGAACTTGGCATCCCCGCCCCACGCCACGTCGCTGCCTTCCATCTCCAGCAACAATCCGGCCTGATGCACGCTGCTAGCGTTCAACGGCCGCTCTTTCTCTGCGCCATTCCACGCAAAATTACGAACGATGGATACTTGATGCGTCCCATCCTCACCGGCAGCGCGAAAACGCCACCACACAGGATAGAAGAAATCCTTGCTGCCGCCGATAGTGAAATCGATGACGATGCGGCGTTCCGGCGTATTTTCCTTGCGCCAATCCTCCATTTGCTGAACCTTGACATCTACGCGCCGATCGATATCGGCGATCTTGCCGTTGACCGTGCCGGTCAGCGCATTCGACGCCTGCACCAGTTCTGCGATATTGCTTTCCAAGCTCATCATGCTCTCCAATGGTTCATCACAGAGTTCGGCCGGGACGCTGGGTCCGACCATGCTTTTCGTTCACAGCAATAAGTAAGTGAACGACCTCGAGACTGACAAGGAGGCATTCTGGCACTGGCAAAATGCGCTGTATCTTAAAACATTTTAAAAAAGCAAAGGAAGCCACCTCCCCAAGTGGCTTCTTACTCACCGCGTCCAATCAGGGTTGAATTTTCTCCAACCCTTCAAAGTCTGGGTTAGCACCACTTCTCCAGACCAGAACCGCATCGATAAACTTACCCATTGCTTCAATCTCCTCCTTTTTCCCTCTACGCACAATATTCAATTGCTGCTGAATGGTATAGACGCTGAGAATTTTTCCTTCCGCCGCCGCTCGTAGATAACTATCAGGGTTTACCTCCGGTACCTCGGTGCCTTCGGCGTAATCAACCCAGGCGTTATCCTGGCCCTGACCTGTCATTTCTTCATTAAATTCATTAACATTTTCAATATAATCCATGGCATTATCCTTAGCTAAAAATAATGGTTGCATTAGCGTTGCCCACCACGCCGCTGCTCGCCGGAGAGTACTTGACTTTGTTTTCTATCGATTTGGCCGAGCTGCCTGTCGCATCAATGAATCCCCCCTTGGTTGCCTCGTAGGCAATAATCGAACAATAGCTGGCGGCGCTATCCACCACATGGGCTAGGCCGGCAAGGTCCGCATAAACTCCTTTCTCAACATTTTGAATCTTAATATTGCCACCGAACACTGCGCCTTGATATCGCGCTCCAATACCTACCTTACAATCCTTGATATTGGAAACCACGCCGGAACTCGGAGGAGTCTGCACTTTAGAGCCGGAACTGCTGTAGATGCCATAGTTGGCACAATCGCTGATTTGTGCGCCGAATATAAAAACAACGCTATTATTGCTGGCAAGACAACCCGTATCACTGCATTGACTAATATTAGCTCGACTTGCCGTCACAAAAGACTGATAGTCTACTTTAATCCCAATAGATCTTACTTTAACTCCATCAGGTCTGGTGCTTACAAACTGCTTTGCTTTTCCCTCCAGAGTCACATCATCAAAAAGCGCACGAGAAAAATCATGCACCAACACGCCATTACCGCTAAAGCCTGCCACCGTTAAACCAGGGCAAGAGTAAAGACTGCCATAAGTCAGCTCAACACCATTATGCACCCCTTCTATTTTTATAGATTTGGAATCGGAGTGCACATAAGCACCTCTTTGCAGAGCAATACCACGCCACGTGAAATTTTTATCGACATCGCTCTCTCCAATAATTTTAAACCCACTAAAATTCACTCCCCGCACTCCGTTAAAAATCACACCCTGAGAAAGCTTGGCGCTATCCGGTACAAATTTAAGCACACATGCTTCCGGATTTTTGATATTGCCTTCAATCCTTATTCGATAAGCATAGGGCTGCCCTGAAAGAGAAATTGACTGACAGGTGTGTACTCCATCACTCACTTTTATTTTCACATCATGCCGCAACACCTTGCCATTCAAGGATGTCCACGCCTCATAAATAGTCTTGAAGGGCTTACCCGGCCCCACCTCCAGAATCTGGCTGGTCGTGGTTCCCCAATTAGCCATTGTGCTGTCCATTTTTGCAACTTGGACATCCACTCTCTTATCAATAGCGGCGATCTTGCCATTGACAACTCCGGTCAGAGCATTCGCTGACTTGACCAGATCCGCAACATTGCTTTCCAAGCTCATCTCTTTTCTCCTTAAAGTCAAACCACAACACACAGCCATTTCGGCTGACATCCAAACCGTCTTTACCCACACGCGTCTGCGGCAAACCCACAATTACTTAATATTCAAATTAATAAATTCAATAATTAATAACCCATACCTGAAATACGCGTGCGCATGAGCTAAGACGGGGAAGCCCTACAGCAAACGCTGGATGCGGTCTCTGTCGCCGCATGCAATGCGCCAACAGCATCAGCACATTTCGCCTCTGCGGCTAAAAATGGTTTCCTCCGCAACGCTTGGCTGCCCGCTTCCCCTCGCGATCCGCCCGCTCAAGCACCCAAACGCTGTTTCACGAACCAATGCTGAAGACTGACAATCGCCGCCGCATTGGCGGTGGCCAGTTCCAAACCGGCGCGCTTGTCGGCGGCATGCTCCTGCTCCAACGCCCGGCTTTGGCTTTGCAGCGCAGCGACTTGCGGTTCCAGCGCCTGCTGCTTGTCCTCCTGCGCGCGGATGCGATCATCGCGCTCCAGACCGCGGGTGGCCTCGCTGATCTGGGCGGCGGCCACAGCCGCCAACTCGCTGGCCAGGCTCAGATTGAGGCCGGCGCCACTGGACTGGATGGTGACGCTGTCCGGCGGCAACGCGTTCAAGGCCAAGTCATAGGCCAGCAGCAGCTGCACGTCGGCGGCCTTGTAAGCCAGCGCCGCCTTGGGGTCGGACCAGACCGCCAGCAAGGTGCCGTCCGCCAGCATGAAACCAATCTCGCGCACCCAGAACGCCTTGGCGTCGTCGGCGATGGCGGTCAGGTGAATCTGGGTATTGCCCAAGCGTTTGCCGCCGGCGATCGGATAGCGCGCCTGTTCGCTGCGCAATGCGGTCTGGCCCTGCGTCGGCGCGTAAGCGCCGTCGCCCAGAGCGATGTGGCTGATCTGCGCGGACACGCCGTCATTGCTGGCGCGCCAGATCGCGGCCAGACCGGCCGCGGTGATGAGAGGTGTCAAAGGGGTGCTCACAACAATGCCTCCATGCTGAGGTGGACCACGCCATAGATCTGCGCGGCGGAAGAAAGGGTCAGCGGCTGCTGCGACGCCAGCCGCATCGGCGCGGCTTCGGCGCGGCGGCGGATCAGCGCGCGCGCCTGGGCGGCGGAAGCCAGGCCCAAACGGCCGTTGAAGCGCGCGCCCAGCTTGAAGCGGTAGGTGCTGCGCGCCGGCTTGGCCAGCTCCACCATGCGTCGCAACCGGCGGTAAAGCTCTGGACTCAACAAGGCCTGGCCGGGCAACAGATTGTCGTTGGCCCAGGCGGTCAGTTCGAAGGTGTAGGGCGCGGCCGGCGGCCGGCGCTGCCACCACTCCTCCAATTCCACCGTCACGCCGAGAATGCGGAACACTTCGCGCAGCGCCCAGGGGGTGCCCTTGTGGCGGTGCAACTCTATGCTCTGCTTGATCAGATCGCGGCGCTGCCGCTCGGTCTGGGTCAAGCGCCAGCCCTCGTCGCCGTCGATGTGGAACTGTTCGGCCAGCAAGGGCAGCAAATCCGGCTTCACCTCATCCACTAGGTAGACCAGCAGACCGCCGGGATCGATGTCGCCGAGGCGCTCGCTGAGCCGGGCCAGCGGGCCGAAGCGCGCGTCGCGCGCCAGCAGATTGGGGGTAATGTCAGCCATCCTGGCCTCCGGTCATTTCCAGCTGGATGCCGGTGCAGTGCGACCAGCCCTGCGGCGGCACCACCCGGGTGGCGGCCGGCTCCAATAAAGTCACCTGGTAAACGCCGGGCACCGACAAGGTGGCGATCAGCTGCGACGGCACGATGTCGCGGCCCAACCGTTCCGCCTGCGCCTGCACGAAGGCGCCGACGGCGGCCTGCGCCTGTTGCTGCACCGTTTTGGGATCGACGTCGCGATACGGCGTCAGCCGCGCGCGCACCGGATAGCCGTAATCCTCCGGTGGCAGCACCTCCACCAGATCGGTTAGCGGCCGCACCCGGTCGGCGCTGCAGGCGGCGGCCACCACATTGAGCAGGCTGCCCGACGGCATGCCGGTCTTGGTCAGCGGGTAGAGTCGCACCACGCCGGGCGGCACCTGGTTCGCGCTTTGCAGCTCGCCGTTCTGCTGCTGCAGGCTGGCGCTGATCACCGCCACATCGGCAATGTCCTGATGCGCGCGCAGCGCGTGGTGGCGGTAGGAGGCGGCGCTGCCGGCCACGCTGAACGATTCCGGCGCCAGCCGGATGCGCGCGCGCAGGCGCTCGTCGTCCTCGGCGTCGGCGCCGCCGGCGCTGGTATCGATATTGACCACGCTGGCGTCCACCTCCAGCTCATCCACCAGAGCGTTGATCTGGCCCGGCACGAAGCCGTTGCCGGCGGCGCCGGCCTCCACCGCGCTGACCGGCACGTCGACGCTGGCGCTGCCTGCCGGCGCGATCTGGCTGGCCAGCGACTGGAACTGCACGCCGCCGCCGGCCACCAGGGTCTGCGCCGGAATCACCTGCGCCAATGCCAGCGGCTGGGCGAAGACGATGCGCACCGTGCAGCGCGCATGCTGGGCCGGCAGCCGGCTGACGCCGACCAGCTCGCCCAGGTAATCCAGCATCGGCGCGCGGGCGAAGGCCACCAGGTTCTGGCGGCCGGCGTCGTTGAAAGCGGCGCGGGCCACGCTTTCGCGATAGGCGATCAAGTCGATCAACAAGCGCTCCACCTGGCCGGGATAGAGTGTCTTGCCGCTCATTTTCTGATAGGCGTCGATCAACTCGGCGGTGACGGTATGCGGATCGTCGTCGATGAACTTGGGCAAATCTGGGGTCATGGGAGAACGTCCTTGAGTGGAGCGCCGCGGCCGGCGGCCAGCTACTGGCCGGCGCGGCGGCCTAAAGAAGCGGCGGATGAGGACATGATCTATCATCACGCCGCCGGCTGGCTTTTAAAGCCGTTTGGAAAAGAACTTGAACAGGTTGCCGGCGCGCCCGGCTTCGGTTTCCGGCGCGGCGGCGAAGTCGCCGGCGGCCAGTTGCTGCAGCCGGGACACCGCTTCGTCGGCCGCCGCGCGCGCCGCCGCCTCGTCCGCGGCCTGACGCACCGCCTCCTTGCCCTTCAAGCGCGCGTCGCGGATCGCGTACAGCGCCTGCTCGCAGGCGGCCGCCTTGGCCAGGATGCTGTCCGCCGCCTGCCGGCCGTCCCAGCCCTTGGCCTCGGCCCAGGAGCGCACCGCCGGCGGCGCCTCGCCCTTGTAGCCGGCGTCCTTGAACGCCTGCGCCTCGGCGGCGGCGCGCTGGTATTCGGCCAGACGCGGCGGCGAAATCGCATGCCAGTTGGCGATCGCGTCCGCCTCGGCGTCCAGGCGCGCGCACTGCGCCAGTTTGTGCTGCTCCAGCCGCTCGGCTTGCAGGGCCGCATCAAACCGCCACTCCGCGCCGGTCCACGCATGATCGGCGGAAGGCTGCGCCGGACGCAGTTCGCCATCGTAAGACAACAGATTTTCCACAATCCTCATCGCACCACCTCCCAGGTCAGCAAGGCATTGACGCAGTTGCTGTAACTGATGGCCAAGCCGTTGTCGTAATCGGCGGGCAACAGATTCTTGGTGCCCTCCCCCATCAAATGCTCATCGCCGTTCGCGCCGGTGGCGTCGCCAACCTGATGCTCCATCTGCAAGACCTGCCACATCGACTTGCCGGCGATGTGCTCGAACATGCCGGTGCAGGTGGACACCACCGCGTCGCCCACCACGTTATTGGAAGTGATGAGCACGGCTGCGGGCCCCGTCCAGTTCAAGTAACTGGACGTGCTCGCCGTAGCGCCCCCGGTTCCGCTGGGATAGCCCAACCAATAGGCCGCGCCCGTCCAGCCCCCGCTGCCATGACTGACTTGCGAAATCTGCGTCGGATGCGGTGTGATCGTCGACGCGGTGATCCGCCCGGTCTTGATGAAGGGGTCGAACGGCAGATAGACGGTGCCGGAGCCATTCATCATCGCGGACCAACTGGCGCCGCCGCGGTTGATCACTTTTTGCACCACGGGAGCGCTGCCCGCCGCGCCGGTGACCACCCTGGCCAAGCAGATGTCCAAGCCCGTGGAGAAAAAGCCCCCGCCCGACGCCCCATTGGCCGCGCCCTTCAAGGACGCCGGCGTCGCATCCGTCAACGCGCCCTTCTGCACATAGCAAGTCAATACGCCGGATACGAGCTGGGCGCGCAGGAAATATTCGCTGCCGGCCGCCAATGCCGGACTGGTCCAGGCGCTGGTGACGAAGGTCCCCGCTTTGCCGCTGCCGGCCTGGGTTTCCTGTCCCAGGCTGACGGCGACGCCGGCCGGCACCGACACCGTGCCGCCCTGGCCCGCCACCGCGGCCGCGGTCACCGCCAGCCGGTTGTCCGCCGTCGCCACGCAGGGCTGCGGCAAGGCGGTCAGCGGCAGGTCCCGCTTCGCCAGCTCCTCGGCGATGCGCTGCTCCACCGCCGAGCGCGTGGCCAGCACCACGCTGGGGTCCACCAACAGCGTCACCGCCGCGGTGTTGGACACCTCCAGAATCATCCGCACATAGAGCTGCTTGTTGGAGCCGGCCGCCAGCAGCGGCTTGTAGCTCTCCGGGAATTTGCCGACGGCGATCAGATCTCCGCGGCTGTCGAACAGGCCCACCTCGCGGATGTAAAAACCGCCCACGGTGTCCGGCAACACCGCCTCCGCCACCACCCAGTGGGGATTGTTCGGGTCCACCGCCAGGTGGTTGAGCGCGCCGCGCCAGGTTTCGTGCTTGAGCGCGGTCTGGCTCTCGCTGGGCGTGTAGTAGCCGCCGTTGTCGCCGTCGCCCACCGCCATCTGGCTGATCTGCAACGGCGCGCCGTTGGCTTGCGCCGCCGCCAGCTTGGCCTTGCCGCTGGCGGTGAGAAGCGTGAAAAACTCATTGGCCATCGATTGCTCCTGGAAAGGGTTCAAGGGTTTTGGAACCTGTTCAATGTCTGCTGCGCTGCGGCGGAATGAATAGAAAGGGGCGTTAAAGACAAGCTCAAGATGCTCATGTTTCCCTTGTCGTTTTCGCCTGGTCTCGCCCTTGCTCGCCGGACTTGGAACAGGCGCTTATGCTGCGGGGTAAAGCGTGACCGTCTCGACGCTGACGTGCGCCAGGCCCAACGTCACCGGCGCCTGCTGCCGCAGCGCCGTGGTCTGAAACGGATAGACGGTGGCGGTCTCCACGCCATCGAGCGCCAACGCGACGCTCAAGCTTGCGCGCTGCGCCAGCGACTCCGGCTGGAAGGGATAGACCGTGGCCAGCTCGCCGGCCTGGGTGGCCAACGCCAGCACCGGCACGGCGCTACGATTGCTCAACACCAGCGCCAGCCGCTCCAGCACCGAGCGGGCGTTCTTGTACTCGTTGATCATCGCTTCCAGCGCCGCCAGCGTGGCGGCGTCGATGCCGCGCGCGGCCAGGTCGATCTGGATCTTGAAGTGATAAGGCTTGCCGGCGTATTCGAACCATTCGCTGATCTGGCCGGACAAGGCCAGCGTGGCCAGCACCTGCTGCAAGGACCAGCGCGTGCCCTTGCTGCGGTGCAAGTGGATGGACTGCTTGATCAGTTCGCGCCGCTGGCGCTCGCCCTGGCTCAAGCGCCAGCCCTCGTCGCCGGCGACATGGAACTGCTCGGCCAGCGCCGGCAGCCAGCCGGCGTCCACCTGATCCACCAGATAAACCAGCAAGGTGCTCAGATCGGCGTCGCCCAGCCGGGTAGTGAGCTGTGCCAGGTGGCCGAAACGCTCGTCCTTGGCCAGGATATTGGGCGCCGTCCCCTTGCTTGCCGCCACCGCGCTCATAGCCGCAACTCGGTTTCGCGGATCACGCCGTCGGCCAGCCGCCACTGCACGGTAAGCCGCGCGTCGCCGTTGCCGCCAACGCTGTAGAGCACTCGCGCCACCGTGACGCGCGGCTCGCCGTACAAGGGATGGCTGATCGCCTCCACCGCCTCGCGCACCACGTGCGGCCGGGCCCGATCCACCGGGTAGTCCAGGTAATGGAACAAATCGCTGCCAAACTCCGGCCGCAGCGGATCGCTGCCCTTGGGCGTGCCCAGGATGATGCGCAAGGCCTGATGGATGTCGTCGAGGTTCTCGACGATGTCAGCGGGGGATGCCTGATCGCGGGCCTGCAAGGCCGGCTGCCAGTGCAAGGAGGAGATGTCGGATATGCGGGTCATGGCTACATGATGCCGCACGGCCCGCCGCGGGGCTTTTAAAGCCGGTTAGGGAAACAATTGAATTACAAGGAAAATTTCGCCGGCGTCGCCGTGGCTGGCGCAAGCCTTGCCTCCACGCCTTGACCCTCCGCACCCGGTCGGCAACAATCCCCAGGTTGCCGCCCACATGCGGCACCCGGGATTGGCGTCCCGGCACATCTCCATTCTGTAGCCTACGCAGCATGCTGCGCGGGCTGCTTTACCATGGCCGCGCCATCTGGCAGGCGCATGGTGGGGGAGTGCCATGCACTCGCCGGTTTGGAGACAGTCCGGTACGCCAATCCTGCCACGCGCCTGCCCAATACCTCAGCCTTGCCCGGCAGGTGGTTTATCTTGTGTCACAGCAGGAGAAACACCATGCATCATGCTCAAACCTTTCCCCGTCGTCGTCGCTACAAATTGCGCTCGCTGGAGCAACAGGAAGCCTTGCTTCCCTTTGTTCGCTTCTGCCCCGGCCGCACCTATCGGCATTACTGGCAAATGCCCGCGCCCCGTAAGGACTACCCCGCCGACAGCGCCTACGGCCGCGAATGCGCGGCTCACCTGCTGCAATGGCTGAAGGACAACCGCGAATACGTCGGCAAGGGCCTGCTCAGCCGTGTCGCCCGGGACATCGACTTTGACGATCGCGGCGGGCGCTACCAGTGGATGGGTTTCTTCAACTATCTGGAAATCATCATGCTGCTGGGCGCGGACCGGGTCCGGATCTATCGCCATGTGGATAGCCAACACCAGCTCTATCTGGCGCTGGGGCAGCGGTTCAATCTGGAAGCGCGCTTCCGCCGCATCCGCCTGCGCAACCGCTGA